GTTCCGAAAAAAATTCATATACATATTTTCCCTTGGGTATTGTTTTCGCATTCTGAGGAATAATACCTCCACATACACCTTTATCTACATCTTCTTTTGTAATATACGAATTTGTTAAAAAACACTCTCTCACATTCACCATCACACTCTCACCATCATACTCTACGTCATCTTATTAAAACATCACGTAGACTATACCACACTACACTTTTATTACATAATTTTCTAAATTAAAGGATGTGTACATAATTAATATTGCGTTTCAATTAGAATGAATGAATATAAACAGGAATCTGAAGCGTTTAAGGGAGGTAGGGGAGGACGGAGTAAGAGTAATACTGGCGCCGCCCTAGGAACATCTATACTGGGAAATTCTGGAGTAGTTGCTCATGCAGGGGGTATAACACAATGTTCATCTACTGATACCACATGGTTCTGCTGGCTGTCACGTCTTGTAGGCATACTTCAGTATGTTTTATATATATTTGTTATTCTCTTAGTTGTATACTATTTTATATTGCCTTTCCTAGCAAAGAAATTAGGCTTTTCCGGCTCTAAGAAGGGAGGTAGATATAGATAATACTTACGTGCCCCTCACCGCATTATATGTATTAATCAGTTGAATGGGCTACTAAGTTAGTAAATCTGGAAACTGTATGCTTATATGGTTGTTTAGGATTGACTGATATTGGCCCTTTAGCAAAGTTACCTAAACTAAAATCTCTCGATATTCGTACAACGGGTGTAAAAAATACATCTATGTTCTCTTCTAGCGTGTCTATTACTAGGTAAATTCCTCTAAACTCATTAACGAGTGTCAACTGGATACTTATACCAATGTGTTTGTGTCGTATTTGGAAGAGTTATACTCTTTTTACTTATAACCTTCTTACTCGGCAGAATCTTGGGCACGGGATCCTCTTTTACATCTGTAGTATTTTGCACTCTAATATCTACCGCCGTTGTATCTACGCTGCACTGTGATGTCGACTCTGTATCAGAAATATCCACTGCTACTGGTTTCAGATCGATTGCCACTGGAAACATAGTCCCCTTTACAATCTCCCTGCAATAGACCTTCTTTAGCGCACGGAGGAAGAACTCGCAGACATTATCGTCGTATCTCGATTCTTGATTGCTCGGCATTGTAATTTTTACAATATTTGACCCTTCCTCAGGGCATTCCACAACAAATTTAGAGAACTGCGTGTCTGCTGCGCAAATACCATCGTCGATCAGTATAACCATTGCCTTCTCGTAGAGGGGCTCATATACTCTCTTCCATGTCGTCAATGACATGTATGGAAGCTCGTGGACCTCAATATAAGAGGGAATATCATTCCTAATCATTGTGTTAAGAAGGACGGAATCGTGCACAAACTGAATGTCTGTGTTCGCCAAATACACCTCCTTAGCACGAATAGGATCCAATAAGAGGGTTTCTGCAAGAAGGAGTTCCTTCTTCTCCTTCAATAGTTCCTCAAGTGTGGCTGTAGGCAACTCAGAGAGGGCAAAGGTAAACTCCGTAAAGAGATCCGCCACAAGAGAATACTTTACTCCTACATCGTTTGGCTGAGTCAGCATCTTCGTGGTCAAGTGACCCCCATGAATTGACAACTCAATGTTCTGCTTGTGTACTTTCTCAGCAATAAAGACCTTTAGTTCGCCTATCCGCTCAGATCTCATCCGTGAGAGGAAAGAGGAGGTCGTCTCAAGAAGAATGGATACTTCACTCTTAGCAATACACTCAGTTACCCACTCATAAAATGTATCGTTCAGTCGAGTACATTCATCCTCTACACCCTTCCTCTCTTCCTTAGAAACCTCTCTTGCCTTTTCCACTGCGAGAACCATCTCTTTGTTAATTCCCAGAACCCAGCTATCATACAACGCCCGAACTGGCTCATATAGCTCAGAACATGCCTTCTGAAATGCCTGGTACGCCCCCAGATACTTCTCTAAGAGACTTGAATTATCCTCAGTACATCCAGCGTCCGTGATATTTCCAAGGTATCTAGACTTCTCTAGATTCATAAGACCCTGCTCCTTTGCATAGAGCTGTGCCTTCATTTGAGCTTTCTCCTTTGCCCGTTCAATTGGCTCATCCAGCTCGGCATAGAGCTTCTGCTTGTGCTCCTTCTTAATCGTATCTGTGATATTCCTGAAACGCTTCATGAACTCATTCTTCAACTTCTTCACTTGTGCCTGACGGGTAACAACGTTCTGTTCAAAGGTCGCCTGAGTACTATCCACTTTAATCTCAGACTTTAGCTCAGAAGGAACTGTATTTAGCCACTGCAGCACATCGTTCTTGTGAGTCAATGCAACAACATCAAGCTTCTCAAGCTTAATATGCTCATTGTTATTAATACGGTCTACAATGCTAGTCAGTCGAGTAAGAATGTCTGTCTTCAGTGGAAGAGGATGAAGGATATTCATAATATACAGGATAGCATCATCAAACCCATTCTCTTTCCTCGAAAGAAGATCCAAATACTTGTTTGTAGCCAAGTACCCCTCTTCCTCATCACGAGGATTCTCTGTCTTTACAATCGAGACGGGCTGCACGAAGACATTCTCAATTGACTCTCGAATCGAGTTGTACTGATCTTCATGGTGCGCCATAACATTCTCCAAATTCTTCTTCGGATCCTTCACTTGCTTCCCATCAGAAAGCCTGAAGATGAGAGATGGCTTATCAAACGCATCAACGTCAAGATACTGCGTGAATGTGCAGATAGGTTCAATGAGGCGAAGCGCCTCGTTCTGCAGTAGCCTCGTATCATTAAAGACAATCACATTCGATATAAGATAGATAAAGAGAAGAAGAGCAGGATCATGCCTAGCATCTCCACTGGCGAGTCCCTGGCTATCAAGAAGAAGTACATTCTCCTCTGCGATGTAATAGTAGTCGATCCCTAGTGTACAGTGCTCAATTCCATCCTGAGTTGCAAAGATGACTGAATCTTCCTTAACATATTTGCTGACAAATGTGTTAAGGAAACTTGACTTTCCCATACGAGCCTTTCCAAGGATAGATACCACCTTCACAGAGGTATTTGGCAACATATGATCTGCTAGAATGAGCTTGGTTCCATCAAATCGTATAAGAGGCTTTGACCGCTGGGCACCCTTCCCGTACGTCTTCGCTGCACTCTCAAACGGTGACTCCATGTGGACTTCTGCTTACGGTCACACAGGGCTTCATTTTTTACACGATATTCAGATTTCTTCTTCTTGTACTGGGTTTCCCTGGTTTCTTTTTTTCACTAGATGATCTTGGACCTGTTGCATTAGCTTTTAGTTGAAGCTTCTTGGTTTTAGCGTTCGAGAGTCTTAGTGTCTTGGGTTTTGCTATAACTGCTCTAGGATTCGGTGGCCACTCATATGTTGACTTTGACCCATTGATTACTTTATCCTTGTAAATTTGTTTAAGAGTATTACTTAATTCTTCTATTGTACGAGCATCTGTATTAATTCTCTTAGTAAATGTTTCGATATCCTTGCATATATCTTGTACGTAATTCTTTATTGCAGTAAATCTAGATTCAATCCATTCTCTTCCTCTAGCGTTAATCCTTTCTGTGCTAGGCATTCCTTGCCAATCATCTGCACGTAGTGTAAAATAATGCACGAGGTTATAGAATTTATACGAAGTATCCCCCTTCTTATATATAACAAAACATGTATTCCTATCAAACCATCGATTCGCTCGGTTTGTTCCATACCACATTGCATTTAGTAACCACCTTATATTCGCATCATTTGGTTGGGGAAGTTGTTTATTTGGCCATGTAACAAGGCGCAATGCATTCTTTACTTCATTGCACCAAAAATGTGAATAGGTCAACCCCTTCTTCAGAAAGTTTATTGCATATTTCATATAGGCCTGATCATGCTCATAGCGTTTGATAAATTCTTTCGTTGGAAGTCCTATTAATGAATTTCCTGCCATAACAGGAAAGGTATGTTCAGGAGATACCTGGCCGTGAACAGGTTTAATCATTATGGTTTCACTTGCATACGGTTCTTTTGTCATCATTGGATAACCACATAGCCAACATAAACAGTCATCTCTATTCCCAACGTCAACTACATTAGAAGGAGTTTCTGGACAGTGTAGGAATCTCATCATGGAGAAATCACTTCCACTCTCCGTATATTGTGCACGAGACAATAGTGTTTGAGTGTTAATACATTCTTGTCTTGTTGTACCCAATTCTGTTGCAGTTGTCTGGATACTATACCGAGAAGAGTTATTCAGTTTCCTAGCTACAGCGATTGACTCGCTCACTGGTAAGGCTTGACACATTTCATCGATTTTACCCTGCTTTCGTCGTTTTAACTCCTCTCTTTGTTCTTGAGACTCCTTTTTATGGAGTTCTCTCTCTTCTAAAATTCGTTTCATTTCACGCCGTTCTTCAAGTTGAAGAAGGACTTCTTCTACCCTTTTACTTGGAGTGCGTGATCTCTTCGGCCTTTCCTCTTGAACAATCTCAGAGCTAACAACATCTTCAGAGCCTATAGTAATATACTTAGGATCTTCCACACGTTGCAGACCTGCCTTAGTATCTTCTTCGATTACTCGTGTATACTCCTCTTCGGTAGGAAGATCAGCTGCTTTGGCTAGTTCAGCATCACTAAATAATGTCGCATCGTCAAAAATATCTTCTACATGCTGTTCATTATCATCAACCTGATTCGTATCTTCTATCACCACAACTTGTGGTTTTGGTGCCGGTCCTTCAATCATATTGATAAGTTGTTCATCTACAGTTGGTTGAATGGGTGACATACTTTTCTCGGGACGGGAAGATAGTTCTTTCATTAATTGTGCTAAGGTGATAGGCACTTTACCGTTTGTTGTAATACTACTATTTGGCATATTAGTCATTGTATTCGTTGAATTCGTTGAATTGGTTGATCTAGTCGATCTCGGCGACAGTCCATTCAATGATTCAAGGGAGTTCATACTTCTTATAAAGTAGATAATAATTACACACGTCCGGGCCCTCGACGAATCTATCTTCTAATATTAGTATGAGTTCAGCAGGAGGTGTTGTTCCACAAGCAAACTTATTTTATCAGACCTTATCCGAAGGTTCTTTCTTTAAAGAACATGGTATTACTGATCTGAACAAATTTAAAGAATTAATACATGCAAAACTGCGTGAATTACACTTACCAGATACTAGAGAGAACATATTACAAACAGGTGGCATAATTCTTCAAGGATTTATTCGAAATAAATTACATAGGATAGACATACCTCAGAAAACTAAGGAGCGCCTCGCATACTTTGGTAGTGATGCATTTATAGAGAATTTTAGTGTAAGTCTACCAGTGGTCAATTCAATCGAAAAGGGAAGAAAAGGCTATGCGTATAGCTCATGGTTTAATCTCGTATTTAATGCAAAATATGACGATTGGAGACATAAGTTATCTACAACTGCTGCGAAAGAGTGCGGTAGGGCAATAGGAGATGAAGGCTCTATCTGTTATTTGTGTGGATTAGAAATCAACACTCGATCTCACGACACGAAAGAATGTGAACATATATTACCATTTATCTCTGGCATATGCCATTTATCCTTGGCAAATAGAACTGACGAATATACAGAGAATCAAAATGCAATTTTAAAGCTAGAATATGGCTGGTCACATAGATGTTGTAATCAGTTAAAGACAGACTACGAATTTATTATTATTGATAGAAATAGATTAACGTATATTGTAAATCTACCCCTTATACGAGATTATTATGAACTATTAAAGACAGAATTTGGTAAAGACAAAGAGAATATCCCTAAATACGACTGTTTTAAAATAAATATACAGACTGAGAAATTACATGAGAGAGAACAGATCTTAATCCTGACATTGAAAAAAATTACAGAATATATACATTCAAATATTCAACAATTAGGAGATATTCATATATACGAATTACTGATTAAATTTAAAATCGTATCTGCATTCTCTGATCCAGAACTGTTAGATGTATTAAAAGGTACAGGTTCGGATAGATTAACAAATAAAAACCGCTCGAAACTGAATAAATTTAAAGAGACTGCTTTATCCGAAAAACTTGCTTTACCTGTATATTCCCCTGAAGAAGCTGCGAGAAAGCAGGAGGAACAAAAGTTTGCAGAAACTGGAAGAGCTCGAGAAGAAAGAGACCAAAGGGAAATAGAACGCCTTAAAGTATTAAAAGGAAATGGATTGAAATCTCTTGATGAAGATATGATGCAATATTTATGTCCCTCTACAGAACCAAGGAAATGTAAATATTGTATAGAAGAGAAGTCTAGGGCAAAACCTGCAAATCAAAAAAATATAGAAATCTATTATGCTATGCCATCACAAGACTATTGTAGTAAACATAACACTAATATCCTTAGTATTATGCAACGGGGAATTATGAATTTCCCCACAAAGCTAAGCAACTGGTGGAAGAACATTTCTAGCAGTTCAAATAAACCTGTTGAACAACGTGGTGGTGCACAAGGAAATGATATGACTGAACCTCCTGCAAATACTAAGAACAAGGCCGTAGAAACAACTACTATGAATGAACGTCCTGCAAATAAAGCAAATACAACAGAAGTATCGCCCGAAAATTACTTTAACACCTATTTATACCCTTTAACGATGCCTATAGAATTTTTAATTAAAATAGGATTTACCGAAGGTGAGATCGATGCTTTCATATCGAAAGGGTTCATTGGGCCCGATATATTAACGAGTAAGTTTACGTATTATATATTAACTAATTATAGTATTACAGAAGAGAATTTTAATACACTATATAGTGAGTTTCAAGCAAGTAAAGAATTTGCAGAGTATCAACGAAGAGAAACGAACGATGATAGAATATTAAATACTACAAGTCTTAATACAATTATAGAACATTTTACACAAGCTGAAAAAAGGCAAGCTGAAGTATTCCCTTCATCCAATTCAACATCTAAACCATACCTATCTTTTAATCCCCCAACTATAATGGGGAAAATGAAAACAAAAAGACCTAACAATACTGCATATAGTTTTAATAAGACACGTCGTAATAATACTAATACACCACCCCCTAATGCAGAAAACACTATGCCAGGGACACCTGTAGCTAAACGACTGAAGAGAAATGAACCCGTACCTGCTGGAGGCAGAAGAAATAAGACTAAGAAGTCAAAGAGAAATATAAGATAGTACTGTTTACGAATTCTATGCGTATAGAGTACTTCATAAATCACCTGCGTCAAAGAAGAAATGTCCACAATATGTCTCACAATGATTGTGAAAGATGAGGGACATTTAATTCGAGAGACCTTAAAACACCTTCTCACCTATATCCGGTTTGACTCTTGGTGTATATGTGACACCGGCTCAACGGACAATACGATTTCCGAGATCGAATCTTTCTTTGCATCCGAGGGTATTCCGGGCTCTATTTATCGTCATGAGTGGAAAGACTTTGCTCATAACCGTACCCTAGCCTTTGAGATGGCTTATAACACATCTGATTATGCCTTTGTCTGGGATGCAGATGATGAAATTGTAGGAGACTTCGCCTTACCGAAACAAATGAACCGAGACTGGTACAGATTCACCTTCGGGGCAAGAGGGTGCACTCAGTACAGAAGATGCCAACTCTTTAACAATCGCAAGAAGTGGAAGTATGTGGGTGTATTACACGAATGTCCATCCTGTTGCGAAGCATGTGAATCGCCTGAAGACATTCATGGCAACTACCACTTCGTCTCTGGACGCCGTGGGGCAAGAAATAAGGATCCGCAGAAGTATGCGAAAGATGCTGCCATTCTCGACAAGGCTTTCCACGAAACATTTCAGGCAAACGATGGTCTATATAAACGATATGCCTTTTACTGTGCTCAGAGTTATTTAAGTGCCGGCGAAAGAGAAAAGGCAGTCGAATTCTATAAGAAGGTTCTTAGCTTTGACACCTGGTCTCAGGAACAGTACATCTCTTGCTTAGAAATCTATGATGGCTACGAACATATGGGTAAATCTCAAGAAGGATTATTCTACCTCGTCGAGTCATTCCGCTACGATGCACGCCGTGTAGAGTGTGTATTACGACTCATTAAGTATTATCTCAATGCAGGATTACCGCAAGTAGCCTTACTGTATTACAGGGGAATACAAGAGTATTATGAACATGAGTATGAGAATGATGCAATCCAAGAAAAACTTTTTCTACGAAGGTGCGACTCTGATTTCTATCTCCCCTATTTCATGATCATTGTTGCCGAACGGACAAAACAGCTTGATATATGCGCAAAGATGTTTACCTCGATCATCACCTATAAGTTCATGGGGGTTACACCATGGTGGATTCAAAATGTCTTCCATAATCTCCAGTTCTTTGTTGATTACATTCCTAAGACAATCGAATATGTTCAGAAGATTATGACGTACGTTGACCTACTCAAATCAACGGGTAAATCATTACAAGAAGGACAGAATACAATCCTATATAAATACCTTCGCTCCTGTGACGCTGCCCTTACTGCTCCTGCCCCCTCAGTCCCTGTAAAACAGTCTTCTAGGGTACGTGTTATGCTAACCATAACAACATGTAAACGCCTTGATCTCTTCCAAAAAACGGTTCGTTCTATGCTAAACATGTGGACAGATTTAGGAGACGTCGACTTCTTCTTTTGCGTAGATGATGCGTCCTCTGAAGAAGACAGGAAGGCAATGGTTACCGAGTTCCCGTTCTTCTCTTATTATATGAAGACGGATGAAGAGAGAGGGCACAGAGAGAGTATGAACATTATCTGGACTAAGCTAAATGAAGTCAAGCCAGACTACTGGATTCACCTGGAAGATGACTGGCTCTACTTTCGCAAGAAGGGATATGTGAAGGAAGCCATTCAGTTGCTCGAGAAGTATGAATCTCAGGACATTCACCAAGTGGTCTTTAATCGTAACTATGGAGTTATTTATGAGGACATGGATCGTGTAGGTGGAATAGATCTAGGTGATGCGATTCTGCATGAGAAGCGTGATGGATTGGTAGGAAAGAATTGTGGATACTGGCCTCATTATTCTCTCCAACCATCCATGGTGCGTGCTCGAGTCGTGCTAGCCCTTGGTGATTATTCAAGTCCCAATGTATTCTTTGAGAGAGATTATGCCAATAAGTACTTTGCAGCAGGCTACAAGACCATCTTCTTTCCCTCAATGTATAGTAATCACATTGGAAAGCAACACTGGGAGAAGGAGGGACAGAATGCCTATGCCCTAAATACAGTAAAGCAGTTTGCAGCTCCAGCTACACCTGTAGTGCCTTCACGGTCAACACTACCTGTATCTGATAAGGGATCCATGAGAGAACATCTCCAGATGATTCTCGACAAGATCTCGGCAGGAACACCCTTTGGACTCATTCGCCCAAGTGATGGTGAGCGCACAGTACTTCTCAATAAGACCTTGACCAATTGTGACTATTGGACCTTTACCGAAGGGGGGCGTCTGCAAAAGGATCTTCTGGAAGCCATTCAAACTGTAGATCCCAACTTATATATTGGTATCCCCTGCGACACCTGCAATCTCCCGTGGAACTGCACAAAGGAAATCTATTCCGACTTTATCGATCGCTTCAAGGTCCCTCTCGCACAAAGAACCTATGCAAATATCTTTGGCAACTCAAATTGGAAGACGTTTGCTGAATTTATCAAGGGATATTCTCGAGGATTCTACTGTATCACCTCTGGAACGAAGATTTCTGAAGTATCTGTGAAAGAGGTATTTATAATCGATGATAAGCTTGTGAATCGTTGGGATGAAGAAGCTGATGTCATTACCGAGAAGCTGATGACATTCATCCAGGGAAAGAAGGGCGAACTCTTTCTCTTCTCTGCGGGACCACTCAGTAAGGTATGGATTCCCAAGTGTATGAAAGAAAACCCTGACAATATGTATGTCGATGTGGGAGGAGCATTAGATATCTTTACGAAGGGTGCATCTAACCGCTTTTATACGAACGATGGACACGAGTTTGCCAAACAGTGGTGTATGTTTAGTAGTTAGACTTAGAGAGAGAAGGAAAGACTAGTAATGGCTCTTATTGGTAGACGATTTCCATTTGATCGTGGATATATTGAATTTCTAGGAGAGGGTATTGTTCAAACATTATGGGGGAAAGGAAAGTTTCTAGAGGTTGGCAATAGGATATTTGATGTCTGTTGGAATGGTCATACTCATAAACTTACGTTTAATACTGATTATACGTGGTATTATTCTATACGTACTAAACCACGTGATTATGCATATACCCATGGATCATGGGGAACCCCACTCCCACCCCCTTATTCACCCTGGGTATCATGTCAACTCGCAGGAGGAATGGGCAATCGCCTCTTTCAAGTTGCTGCTGCGCTAGGAGTTGCAGAACGATTGAACCGGCGTGTTGTCTTTTATACGCCTGTGAATACTGCTATGACGCATCAGTCTGCTAAACATATCTATTCACTCTTTCCTCAGCTTGAACAGATTGAAGAGGGAGAAGATTCAATTGAACTTAATGAGCCAGACGGGCATGAATATATATATGGACTTGATCTCCCTGAAACCGATAAGAATATCATTCTCTTTGGATATAGACAACATATGAACTATTTTCCAACCTATCCTATTCGTCCTTCTTTCGGGCATTCTGAGTCTATCCTGTCTAAGTATAAGCTTACCACAGAAGAAGATAGACGTAAAACGTGGTTTATTCATATTAGACTAGGTGACTTCTTACTTATAGATGTATTAAAACACGTTACAGTTGAATCGTATCATCGTCATTTGTTCTGTAAGATTCCTGAAGATGCAAACATTATCCTCTTTTCAAACGGGCTAGATTCTGCTAAAGGGATCCTCCAAAAGCATTTATCCAGACCTTTCGTTGTTTGCGAAGAACATGATGAACGTATCGCCCTGTATATTATGTCACAGTGTTGGGGGGGAGCTATTGGGGCGAATAGTACGTTTAGTTGGTGGGGAACATATCTTGCATATCATTCTACCTCCTATCCATTAGAGTACAAGGCATATTTTCCAGAAGAATGGGTTTCTGGAAAAATGGATGCAGGTATTTGTGCACCATGGGCGTTTAAATCGCCTGTTTATTCTAAAGTTGGGAAACAGATGGAGTTAGTTGGAATAACCATTTGCGTGAATTTTGATGATATCTTGTTCCATACTATAGATCAGAATGCAAAAGTCCTAAAGGAATTGTATGTTGTGACCGATGCGAAGGATTCCGCCACGATTGATCTTTTAGCCACAAAGAATCTTCCGAATGTGAAGGTATTATTCTATGATCACTTCTTTACAAATGCTAAGTTTAATAAGGGAGGTGCTGTAAGGTTTGCACAGAAATATATACATGCGCTGTATGAGGATGTCAATGTATTACTGTTAGATGCAGATGTCGTAGTACATGATACCCTAATAGCGAGTCTTCCAGAAAAGCTCGAACCTGACGTATTGTATGGGGTCACTGGGCGGCTTGATTATCATACCCTTGAGGACTTTCTCGCTAGGAAAAATGGAAAATCATGCTGGTATGGAGGAGCACTTGTTGGGTTTTTCCAGTTATACAAGGGAAATGATAAGTACCTCTATAAGGATTCTGAATCGTGCGCTACATGTGATAATGATTTCCGTGATTCATTTTTGAGACGCGTATATATTAAAGAGACAATTGCTCATCTGGGCTTGTCTCAAGTAAATTGGGAAGGACGGGATTATACCAAAGATAACTATAAGAAATAGTACTGCGGAGAAATAAAGATTAATTTGTATGAACTCATACAAATGAATCTTATCTATATGTGTGTCTTTTATAATGAAAAATATATTCGACTCCTTGAACTCCTCTTTCTTTCTCTTAAACGGTATTCTTCTCCATGTGATATCTTAATTTTGACCTCCGACGACTTTAAAGAAAAGATTAGCGCACTATCCTCTCACCTACGACTTCCTTGCAAGATACATTGCCTCCCCTGTACAAGTATTTTTGAAGCTGCATGCGCTCGTCTGCATGTCTTTGATTGGGATTGCATAGATGCGTATGATAAGATTCTCTATCTCGATACTGATATCATTGTACGCAGAGACCTTGGGCCACTGTTTGTCAATGATATAGAAAAGAAACTGTATGGGATCGCCTCTGGTACACTGGAAAGTCCCCAGTTTGGAGGACAGTTCTTTGACTGGCCAACCTGTGGATTAGATCACACAACACCTGGTGTAAATAGCGGGACCTTATTTTTTCGTAATTGTCCCGAACTTCGATCACTGTTTGAGCAGACGAATACTCATATTAAGACTCATGTTGCAGCTGGGCTAAAGATTCCTGCAGTAATGGATCAGCCATTCATTAACTATACTGCATTTATGCGAGGCATGTGTGATACCAGCCTCCTTATGCCCTATGTTAGTTTATATGAAGACACACTGGAGGTTGATAATGAAGCAACAGCATGCGTATGCCACTTCTCGTTTCCTATAGGGAACTTTGAACACAAATACAGGAGAATGAGCCACTTCTTTAAGAGTCTTCTTATTACTCCCTACAATGAGTCGACGTGTAAAGATATTCTTGGAAAACAATTTTCTTGGGAGGCTGGGTATATTCGGTTTCTTGATACTAGCATAGAAACAACCTGGGGTAATGGTGTATATAGCATGTTAGATACACATGTTGTATATGCAGTGTGGAATAATTACTATCACGTGATAAAGTTTAATGTCGATTTTACTGAATACATGTCAGTTCGAACCGCACCAATGGACTTTGAATGCATTTGGGGAATGATTATGTAGTATGTGACGAGCTAGAGAAAGCTAAAGGGGGGTCTTCATTGAGATGAGTAAGTTACCATGCTTTACTGCACCTTATATTTCTTTGCTAGAACACGAAAGTATCTTTCAAATTCCTGGGAACAGTATACTATACACGATATTACCCTTTTTTGAGTCATGACGCATGCATCAAAAAAATACGGTCCGGGGAAGTATCGATCTTCCGTTACGCGGTTAACAGCCACGTGTTCTACCATTGAACTACCAGACCACTGCCCCCATGGGTCTACAGTCAAGCGGGAGATAACTTTAAGCCTTTTTACGCAGTAGATTCAGCCTCAGCCTCGTCCTGATCTTCAGGTTCACATGTGTGACTTTCCATGCAGGTATCGCAGAGTAAGAGAGAACATTTGTCACACTCAATAATTTCACCAAGTGCACACGTATCACACATCGTAGCACAGCATTCAGTACATGTGACAAAGTCTTCTTCATGGATTGCCTTATCCTCGCAACACTCATCACACGTGGTATACTTTCGTGCACATCCCCACTGCGTGTATTCTCCACACATATAGCCGTAAACCGTTTCCATCCCACAACAAATATCATCACATACACCAGCCTTGCACTGAACACAGGTATGTGTACTTGCTTCACCACAGTAACATGCGGCCATCTGGTGTAGTGGTGGGTATAGGTTTAGACCTATAGGTCTAAACTTGTCTTTTCTCATACAGGTATGGAACCAGGGATTCTTCCTATTCGTATTGGGGGAGTAGGAAATCAACTCTTTATTGTTGTGGCCGCATATATTAGCGCAAAAGTACACGGCGTTCCTGTATATATAGAAAATATGGTATGCGAAAACCACCAGACAGTAAAAGAAGATTACGCCGAAACTATCTTTTCCTTCTTCGGTCAGCGAATTCCCAGAACTCTTCCTTACGCCCGTTTCTCCCCCGAAGGATTTGACGCCTGGTCTCCTTCGATGATCTCTCCAGGAACGGCAATGTCCTCTTACTTCCAGTACTATCCTGCCATAGCTCCCTATGAATCAGAAGTACGAGAACTTATTCTGAAGGGACTTTCTCTGATAAACGTAAGCTATACTGGCTCCGCATTCTTACATGTCAGACGAGGAGATTACCTCAAGGCATCCCACGTACATTACATACAACCCCTTGATTATTTTACCAAGGCACTCGAGCATATTTCTGCACAAAAGATTCTTGTCTTCACTGATGACATTGACTGGGTAGAGGGTCAGGAACTGTTCCAAGGAAGTAGATTTGAAGTGGTTAAGGGACTGAATGAACTCGAAACCCTGCGCCTAATGTCAATGTGTAACGAGGGAGCCATATGCTCGAATTCTACCTTTAGTTGGTGGGGAGCATTCTTGGGCGCACATTCTACACGGAACCCTGTCGTTGTTCCCGCACAATGGATTAATACTTCCCTCTTTAATACTGAAGCATGGCCTATAAAAGCTGGTGTAAAAGTACCTCCCCTCTTCCCTGACGAATGGATTGTCCTCTAACAGTAGATGCGGACCACAAGAAAAGCAAAAAGGTCATGGGGATACCACCTCATCGTCAATGCAGCAGGATGCGATCCCGAAGCAATACGCTCAAAGGAGGTGATTCGTCAGTTTTCTGAAGAGCTTGTAAAACGGATTGACATGGTAGCGTATGGTAACCCACAGATTGTACGATTTGGAACATCTGTGCAAAAAGGGTATACGCTGGTACAACTTATCGAAACCTCCTGTATTTCTGCCCACTTTAGCGAAGAATCAAATGAGGTCTACCTTGATGTCTTTTCCTGTAAGACATTTGAGAAGAAGGATGCACTTGCCGTATTTACTAAATACTTTTCACCAAAGAAGATGACAACTGACTTTTTCAAACGACAAGCTCCTCGTTTATAATGTCTAAATAGATGATACGTGTATGTATCGAACCAAATACATTTGAAATTACATCAATGCAGGATAAGCAAAATCCATACATTGATGTACATTCCACGGTGAATCGCCGTGAAGTCGAGAAGGAACATCATGCATTGACTCGACAATTCGTGAGTCCAGTCTATATCTACAAGGTTGAGGCTACCCGTTTACCTGATCTTGTGTTTGTTGCAAATGGTGGACTCTCTCTTCCCCGTCTTCCCGAACCGTGTGTCCTCTTACCTTACATGAAATACAGTCAGAGGAAGCGTGAACTCCCCTTCTTACGTAAGATGTTCCGTGAACTTGGTGTACACACGATCGACTTTCCCGGGTCATCTTTGGCGCCGTTTGAAGGACAAGCAGAACTCAAATGGTTTCATGGAGGTACCTTGGCCGTTGGAGGATATGGACACCGTTCCACGAAGAAGAGTTTCGACATTCTTAGTACACTCCTCACTCGCATATATACACACCATGGTGTTACCCCTCCAAAGATTCTGGCAATCCCTCTTGAATCCGATGACTATTATCATCTTGACGTTGCCATGTTAGAATATGGACATCAATGTATTGTTCATAAACGGGCATTTTCAGAACACAGCCTTACTCTTCTGAGGAAGTTTCTCGGGCCAAAGAATGTCCATGTTCTTGACACGAATGATTCGTTCTGTCTAAACTCTATTGTTGATGGTAATAGGCTGATTACACATAAAATAACCGATGCAAAAGCCAAACGGGCACTCGCATCACTTACTGGGTTGCGCATAAAAGAAGTCGATACGACAGAATTCGAACGATCAGGTGGTTCTGTTCGATGTATGACGTTGGATATACACCCTACTGCTTCTTAGGACGACCACGCTTCTTTTGCTGAACTTCAACCTGTGCCTCGAAATGAACTTGGGGGTGCACCTCTGGTTCTGCATCACCGTGTGACTCAAGAACTTGCTTTATGAGTGCAATTTCACCATTCACTTCTTCCAGCTGTTCCTCTACATCCTTCTTTAACTGACTATACTCAGCTGAACTAGTATGAACATATCCTTGTATATCCTCTACGAGACTCTCATACTTGTCTTTCCGTTCGGCAGTACTCTTTGCACATGCATCCTTAACGTCTCGTAAACACTTTGCTGCAAGATGCAGCGCAAGATGAAACTCATCAACAGTTAGTCGTCGAATATCCTGCGGTAACTCCTTTCCTACTGGCCAATTAAATTCCACGATCGGATATGGGGCGCCCATGCGCATCGTTCGAAAGGAAAGCTTCATATATCCTTCTTCTACATTTTTCTATAACCCTTCACACGGCAGCAAGATATTCCTGTGTTTCCATAAGAGATTCAAGGAAGAAACAATTGGGATTCTGTAACTGATCACATAAGAAGGAAAACACATGGTTTAGCTGTATTTCTCCTCTCTTATTCAAGTGTTCCTTCCCACAGAGAGAAGCAAATTCACGAGAAGGTTTGATAAAGGTATGCTTATCTAGTGCGAATGTCCTGTAAAACTGCTCTTCGTTGAAGCTTACACTCCCCTTTTTTGTATATGCGATATGGTTTGCGTGTAAAAAAGAAGTTGCCCTGTGTAATTCTTCTGGGTTACGGGCATATATTTCTATGATATGCATCTATAGTCTAATCACACCACAAGTTTAGGTTGGAACAGTGTTCTCATAAATCTCCTTGAGCAGAGCCTTCTCCCACAGCTCCTTCTGGTAAGGATATAGGCCATTTGGGGCATATACGAACGGCTTCCAATGATGCACCGCTGCGAGCATCGCATACATCTCCTCGACGCTATGCCCCTGCAAATTCTCACGCATCTCCCTAGTCTCGCAGATCTCATTCAACTTCTCGGATGACTCAATCAGATGCTTATATGCTCGAGTCACAAGGTCAAAGTTCTCCTTGGCAAGGGTAAACATATCCTTAGCCTTTGTATACTCTTGTCCAACATACTCTCTCTGCGTTGAAATGTAGTCCCTCCTCTCATCTAATGCATCAGTATCGAAGGTCTCATAATAGGCTGCAAAGTGCTGAGTGCGTGGACAACAGCCGTACTCGCACATGCGTTGAATCACAGAGTTCTGGTTCTCAGCCATAGGAATGTCTGAGGGCTCGACCTCTTCAGTGTCATCATCTGACTCATCCTTGTCTCGAATCGTACGAATGTTCGTCTTCCTATCATTCAGCAAGAAGATAGATAGAAGCATCAGGACTGAAAGGGTAAGGCTAATCACTGCCGATGCAAACTTTGCAGCGTCGGAGGGCATATTCTCAACAGTAGGTGCGGTATACGTCATTGTCGGCGAGGGACACACGTAGGGACGGGCTCGACCTTCAACTTTTTTTGCCGACCTCGACACATCACACAATGGATATAACTTCATCATGCTCTGTAAGGAGAATTCTGCAAGAGGTTGGTGTCGAGACAAGCCATACCTTCTCTTCATCTATGTACATACAATACCAACGGCCACAGGAATACCCACATGCCTTATCATCGTCTGTCGTCGTACTGGACCATCCATGGATATTTCGCTGGATTGCTTTACAGGACTTCGCATCACGAAGAACATAGAAACGTAATCCACAGCATCGTGTAAGAAGGAATACACTCGACCACGGGATAATGGATGCGGCGTAGAAGATCCCTGGAACAAGGGAAAGAACCACAAAAGTGTCCATTTCTAAGAAGAGAGTTTCTTTATCTTCACTTCTGCAGCACTGCCACCAGGCGAAGTGCTATATACGAAATGTGCTGGCGTTGGAGTTTGACTTACTGTAGGTCTATAACTCGATGTAAGAGGATGCAGAGTAGGGAATACTGTACACTCTGAACGTGAATTGAACGTTGTAGTTTCCCGTGTATATCCTACAGTTCCATATGCACAATACGCTGCAGCTAATAATAGAGCCATTTCCTTAGGATAGTATAGAGTATTCTCTTTATACTCTATACCCTCGAGTTTGTTTCCTTTTTTTAATCATTTCCTGTTCATAGCATGGACTCTGTAGTATTCGGAGCAGACATTACAACCCTCTTAGATCTTACCCCAAGAGACTTTCAAGACAATCACTTCTTTCCACTCGATGCTCAGTCAACATGGTGGCTCCCCACTCCCGACAGAAAGATACATCCTCTTTCTCTCTCTCTTCAACAATTCCCATTTCGTGGACCTACCTCTTTCGGTCAACGGTTCACCTTCGATGTCCCCTCCGTAGGATGTGGCGATATTCTCATGAGTACAGCTATACAGATTGAACTCGGTCATTGGCTAGACGATACAAGCATATGTAGATTTCAAACCGGCCAGTACGTGTATGACACAGGACAGACCATCTGGAATTACGCAAATAGCCTGGGAACAGTCATTGTCGAGAGCGCTGAGTTAGAGGTGAATGGTGTGACCCTTGAAAAAATAGATGGTGACTTTATCAATATCTATAGTCGTCTTCATACGTCGATGCAATCCCAGTATGGAATTGCAGTTGATGGGCTCGGAAGAAAACCATTCCCCTATACCCCCCTATCCACAAGCCCCTTCCCTACAGAATCAGGTTCTCTCTGTATCCCCCTACCGTTCTTTTTTCAACGTATTCGATTAAGTGAAGGATTTCCCCTTCTTGCAACAAAGCCAGGCTCTGTAAGACTCCATATTACCTTACGTCCCTTTTCAGAATGCGTTACGAGCGCCCTCCAACCTCTAACAAAATATGACACCTGCATTGCTTCAAATACACCCCTTGGACAATCGATCAACATTATTGATAGGGGCTATACGTTGACAGAGAATACCGCAAAAGTCATACGTACATCTGTAGCTGTCCCCCAGTTCAAAAAAATACAGCTTATCACCTATACTGCACATACTGACGGGTCTTTTCGAACAGCTCTTCTCCGCTCCCCCTTTGAGACCCTTGTGCGCAGTGTAGAATCCTTTACCTTTTCTGAACCCTTGAACTATGCGGTAAGTGCCTCCTCAGAAGATACGATTAATGTTCAATTACCTCTTGAACTAAATCATCCCGTCGAAGAAATCCTTTGGGTGGTTCGAAGAAAGGCGAATACGATCCAAAATGAATATACAAATTATTCCTCTGTCACTGCCCAGGAGTACGATCCTATCTATAACCGCCAGATGCCTCTTCTTGTCAAAGCATCTATCTATTTGAACGGAATCGAGTGTGTTGCAAAAGAAGAGCAGTGGTTTCGGCAACACATCTCTTATTTACATAAGGGAGGATACGCAGCATACTCCCAGTATATTTATGGCTACTCTTTTGCACGAACACCAGGGCGCCACCAACCCTCAGGTACAGCAAATGCATCCAAGCTGCAGAGTGTTAAACTCGCTCTTAGTGTAAAACAACCTGATGGAACTGCAAACAAAGAATGGGAAGTCCTTGTCTATTGTATTCGTCTCGACTGGCTACGCTATGAACATGGTCTAGTGAACCGTATCTATATGGATTAGGACTAGGAAGGAATTCTTGTCTGTGGATCATTTACCTTTCTCCAGTGAGACAGTCCCTGCAGAAAGGAACTCCACGTGAGTCCACGGCGATTCTCAAGAAGAATGGCCACCGTACCCTGTTCCTCAGCATACTTTATATTCTGAGGAAGGTCATCAAAGAAGAGCATGTCTGAATATTCCACCCCAGAAATCCTCTTCAGTGCTGTAAAATGCATGGTCTTCCCCTTATTCGCACCCATGGTACTGTAGGCATGGAAATAGTCCCTGTCAGGGAGAGCGTCCCAGAGTGTCTTCTCCCCCATTGATGTCATCATTGGAATCGTCGTGAGAAGTTCCTTTACACTTCCACTACTTGGATTCCTCGATGCATAGGCAACTCGAATTCCATTGTCATAGAGTGTGGCCAGAATACTCGGTACATCTGGATAAGGATTTGCAGGGAAGTGTCTTGAATCAACTACACCCTGAACTGCACGGAAATAAGGGGAAATCACATCCTTGTCACAGTCAAAGGGCCATAGGGTAAAGTCGAGGTCAAAGACAATGAGTTTAGGATTCTTTCCAATCTTTAGGACAAGTGTAGGACAAAGATGTCTCAGGTCGACCTGACCTCCAAACGCAGGAACCGGAACATTTGCCTGTTTGTAAAACTCAGAGATGGTCGTTCTAACATCATCCGTGATTGGTTGAATGGGCATACTCTGCAAAGCCATTGCGGGGACATCGGTGAGCGTGAGGGCACACTTCATTTTTTTCAGGATACTTCGGTGTTTTCAATAGTATAATATGAGTGGTATATATTACAAAACAGATATATAGGATCGAGAAAAGAATACCACGTTGATTTGCGAATATCTCGATAAAAAGAAACAATTGTCTCTCGCCCATACCATTTATTGTCATAGATTACACCGAACGTTATGCTTAGCGGTATATCAATATAATATCTCTCACCGTCAATCATCATATTCTTTTTTGCATCTACCTTCTTTGCAAGGGTCTCTCGAACGAGCTGATACACGTCACCATTCACATCAATCTGATCGACAAACGAATCCTTCCTTCGTTTTATTCTCCCGTCGAACTGTAAGATTTCTGTGACTATATCGAAAGGAAGAGTCTTCCAATAGGACTCCATCTCTGCTATAGTAGTCGTGTAAACTTAGGTCAGGTCAAACACCAGTTCCTCAAAGGGAGGGGCAATCTCTTCTACGGAGAGTACATCCCGTGCCCAGGAGCCAATAAGAGGGTGGTGTGGCGTATAATCTCCCCCACCACGCCCATTCCCTTCCGCGGTTAGAAGAGGAAGCGGGTGGAATGTGTAACCATGTTCTGACTTAGGAATCTTTTCCTTATCGACGAACTGCTTCTTTGTATGGTTGACGAGAAAGCGGTACTTGTTAACTTTAGGATCGGGGCGTATCGTATTGTACTCATCACACCGATTATATAGGGCTACACCATCCTCTTCAGGATCTGCATAATCACCAGCCCATACAACACGGGACTTGTGATAGATACCCTCAGGACTCAAGCCAAACTCGAAGGTATGCACGAAGCTATTGTTCAGGTAGGAATGCTCGGTCAATTTCGAGCCGTTGTTGTAGTCGTACGGGCTCATACATATAATAATCTTGCCGTTCTCAGCGAGAATGATAGGATAGTAGTACTGACCCATGAGGACACAGTAGGGCGTCGAGGCGTTTTTCACTTTTTTTTCTACCCATAAATATCTTCGTAGTCTTCAACCGGTTTCCAAGGTATCTGGACATGTGCATTATTTACTGCAGTATATTTGGCTTGAAATGGAAATGAACGACCTTTACCGAGGCAGAATTCAGCAGTTCTGAGAAAGAAATGCTCGATTCTCTCTTTTATCTTCACTGTTAACTCGGGCCAAGGTATTCTACCATAGATTCTATTTGATATGAAGGTGAGTGTTCCTATAAACATAATCCCAAGTCCCTTCGAATACCGTAAGCCAATGCAGTTGCCTACAATAAACTCATCGCATGCTTGACAAACTTCTGCGGGAGTACCAGTTTTGCTCTTGCCGATAGAAATAAAGCGCCGAAGCATGCATTGGGCAAAGAGAATCTTAAATTCATCCACACTCCCTTCTTTCAGCGGTGTCCCCTTCCTTTCCTGGGAAGGAAGGATACGGTTTACTGCTATACGTGAAGAATAATCAAGCAAGGGGAAGAGTTCATAATGAATGACATCAAGGGGGAGAGAAAGCATATGAGGACTCGAGTTGATCAGGGGAGTCGACTTCATTTTTATTCGCGCATACATAGTTATATATATACAACTATCTATACAACTGCCATACAAACTCACTCGTCAGTATCGATATTAAAATATGCATCTAGAGATCGTTTTAAAAATCGATTCATTTTCTTGAGAAAGTATTCCTCATTCCTATACTCATTCAATTTCTGCATCTTTGCACTTTTTCCATCTTCATCTCCAATAAGATTTTCAATAAACTCCCAGAACCCAATAATATATGCAGGGATACTCTTCTTTAGTTTCGTTTCAGGATCAATATACGAAGACTGAATATGAGCAAGTATCGCTTTGACATCCTTCTTGCCCTCGAGTATATTGATAAACGTAGTATAATACGACTTATTTTTGTTCTCGTGACTAGTTTGTATAATTGTATACACCTGATTCTTTAGATACTCTGCGTTAGCCTCTACAACATCTGTCCAGTCATTTGTATATACCTCTGTAATATTAAGGGATATTACACAAGAGATAATCCTTTTATTTGCATATTTCGGATTATCATCAGATACGTTCGAAATCATCCATGTATCTAAAATACCACTAACCTTAGTTTCGTTGTGATTTATTTCATTTAACTGTGGTTTAATATCAAACACATAAACACTCTCTTTATCGTACCCTATTAATCTAAATCTCTTATATAGGTTAAATTCGTTTGAACCTTCGCCATACTGAATATGATTCTCATAGAGAAAGTTTACTGAGGGATATTTCGCTGAGAACTCATCTAACAGATTCGTCAAATGATTCATTCTGTCATAGTGATGTAATAAGTATTTCTGACACTTTGTCTCGTATTCATTTAATGATGTATGTTTAACTGTAAAATGTTCTTTGCATTTGCAAGCATCGTGGCCCTTTGAGGAAGGGTCAAATGTCTTAGTATACAGATGAATAATATTATACACATCATTTATAGTTATTTTCTGATATTTACCGCTAGTAACACACTCTAACATATAGTAACAGATAACACTTTCTAGTGGACAGAAATAGAGTATCTTTCCCTTATTCAGATTCGTAATCTCGTTTCTAACCCTTTCCATTGTTTTGCGAATAATTTTAGAATATCGTTCATAATCGAGATCTGTCTTATTTTGCGCAAAAGTTAGCATAGGAATACAAGGAGATTCCTTCTCATCGCCAGCATTGTATTTATTTTTTATATTTCTGTCATTTATACTAGTATTTTTTGCCAGAATCTTCCAGTATTCTTTCCATGTAGATACATCCCTAATTACATTTCTTTCTATATTCTTAAAGATTGAATTAAACTGCAGTTTTCGATCATCCCTTGCCTTCCCCTCTATCGTCTGCGTGTACTCATAATTACATCTGTGAACCATAAGGTTAATTAACATTGATGAATATCGTATATTATGATCCCCCATGTCAAGCAACAAGACATCTTCACTATCTACTGGTGTAGGAACAAAAGGTATCTTACGTATAGTTACCTTGCTTATGACATTTTCATATAAGGCATCCCAGTGAGACGTATACACATCATCTGCCAAATGGGAGAGTTGAAGGGTCTTTTTAGGATACTCAAATTTTGTGCTTAGGGTAGAAATGTTGTCTGTTGAATTCTTAATCCGTGTATAAATATCATCACCATTCTCCTCCAGACGAAAATATAAGCGTTCCTTCTGTCGTGTTATGGCAACATGTAAAAAGGACGTATATATTATATTATTGGTTACCTGACTAAATAAGCGCAGCGAAGCTTCTGTTACACCAAGTACAAATACTACCTTACGCCCGTCCCCCTTTGATGAATGAATTGATACCATTCTACTTGCGTGCTTTGACTCCTCTAAATTAATAGAGCCCCCCTCCTGTGCCTTATGAAAGATTGCATAGCGTGTATAAGAATTCGGATCTATGTGTTTCCAGTAGTCGTGTTTCGATTTTACCTCTTCAATGTAAGAAATATTATGTTGCATGGTATTTTTCCAAAATTCATTTACTGCTAGCTGGAGGGCCTCGACCAGCGGATTTTGTTTCGTACATGGAGTTACAAATAAGAAATCTTCAGGAATACACTTATTCACAATAGCTTCCCGTTCAACATACTCCATAATCTGTGTAACTGCACGAACTACCTCATCGCATTTAGAATCTTGATTGGCATAAATGGTTTCTGCTAAAAATACCTCTAAGGCATTTGGCTTTTCTTCTCCAACCTCATGAAGGGTCATCTCGGGCAATCCCCAATCCTTAAATTTAATCATATCATTTACAAATCGTAAGAGCTTGGGGTCAGAGAATCGTCTTATCTCATTTGATGCAGTTTCTCGAATCACCCGTGTTGTTGTAATATCTGCATTGTGTAAAAAGGTTAGCGCATTCTCTTCATTCTGTAGAGTTTGGAGGCGATCACCCACAACACATAAATTTGTATTTGTAGAAGATACAAATTGTACAAATGCTTCTCCGTATAGCTTTATTAAATCTTGTGTTTCATCAATCATAATGAGTGTTTCCTTATTGATCATTGTAGACATTTTAGCAAAGCTTAATCTACCTGTTCGAGTAACCTTGCTGAACCCATCCTTTATAGATTGTACTATACTTACAAAGGTATCATGCGCATCGCTCACTGGCTCTCCTATCGCATGAGTAAAACTATCTACTGTTGCAAAGATAGCGCAGGTGTCTACGTTTGTAAGCTTGTGTTTATACGGAACTATAAACCGTTTCTCGAACTTAAACATAGAGTCGTCATATTTACCGTCGACGTAGGGTTCTTCCAGTAATTGTATATTATTTAGATCCTTCTCTATATACTGCTTCATAAACTCTGTAAACATCACGTTGACCGCAGAATGTTGTTTTGTAATAAAGATAATAAACTTAAAGTTAGAAATCTCTGGATCAGTGTTCAGAAGTTGCATCATCCCATATGTTTTCCCACTCCCTGCACCCTTCTGTTTCACGTAAATATGAGACTGTGCCAGTTCACCAGTATTCCATAGTTCTGCACTAGTATTAATGTTTGCTATAAAGTCACCCTTTAACATTGGCTCAACTACCTCAACCTGTGATGATTTAACATGGGAGGGCTTTACTTTATATATAATATCATTTATATCATAGTATATGTATTCACATCCAAGAAAACTCTCAAACAGCCAGGTATTTGATGTAAAATGGAGGATAAGTTTATCCCCAATTTTCTTTACTCGTATACAGCCTTGTGCATCAATTACCCATTCCACTGAATGTCCATGCAGTTTATAATCTTCCATTCGCTCACTAACTTCCCCGCTTTCAATCTTACTATGCTGTATTTCAATTATCCGCTTAAACTGTGGAATAACAATATCAGCACGACGATTGCGTAGCTGCTTAGAGTTATTCTTATATTCAATTTCTGTCATAGGGAAGTTCGATTGCCACTCTGCATGCCATTGTGTCATGGGGTTATCATCCATATCCTTTTCATGCTTATGGCGAAAATGAGGCTTACGCTTTGTACAAAAAATAGGTATAAGGTCATGACCATGTTGTACACAGCGTATACTAGGGGTGTTTTCCATACGAGCATACTCATCGAAGGTTACAATTCTACCTTCAAGTTTGGCAAATTTTGATTCGAAATTTTTACCACATAATGGCATCTTACCTAGTATTCACGATTGAGCTTTAACCTCTTAGACACCCAGGAAATCCCCCCTAGATGTCCAGAATGCCATCATTGCCCTACCCATCTGCAGTTGCTCCTCCATCTCCATATCAAGCATATTCATTCGGGCGGTGAGAAAGTCGTATTGTGGTAGTTTGATGACCGTGTGAACTTTAGCGCCTGTAACACTAAATTCATCTTGGAATCGTATCTTAGGTGTTACAGAGTTGAAGGCTGCTCCAGCTGCCGCGAAGAACGTGTTCACATGCATATTAATTTCCTTTTTCATATACTTGGTGATAAAGCCCCAAACCTGAGGCTCTTGGCTTGGGCGATCACTCAGTCGGTTTAGAATTTCCGTAAGGACACGCATGAACTTCTTTCTGAATGTTGAGAAATGGCGCAAGCATTTGATGTGCTGATGATCGAACGACCTACATGCTTTCAAGAACTCACGTTGATTTGATCTCTTCATGGTAGTCATCAATCGTTGGACCATGCATTTAGAATATAGGGCAGAAAACTCTGCGACGACATCCTCCTTTAACGGGGTCGGCTTCCTCTCCTGGTGAGGAAGAATACGATTGAACTCTATGCGAGAAGAATGCTCAAGAAAGGGGAAGAGTTCATAATGAATAACATCAATGGGGAGAGAAAGCATTGGAGGACTCCTGTTGAACCTGCGAGCCCACTTCAATTTTTTGTACGCTTCGGTTCGCAACGCTTAGAACTAACCCCTGTGGATAGATAGATGGCTTCCGCAAGCCTAGTATACCTTCTCTATTCTGGCTTACAGGATGAGAGACTTCTTCCCCCGAAAGGAATTCCTAAAATAGACACCTTCCAAAAGGTTTTTCGTAGAGCCGGTCGATTCACCACAGAATGGTTCCGCTTGAACTTTGACGGAAAGCCATCCTTCGGTACGACTGCTCGAGCAACTATACCTCGCAGAGGGCATTTGGTTACACGGGCGTTTCTTGTCACCGTCATGCCAGATATAAAAAGTTTATATGACTCCGCTGCCGCTGCAGCACCTACGGGGTATACGACACAACCAGTCTTCGGATGGACAAATTCTGTGGGACACGCCTTAATTCAACAGACAGAACTGACGATCGCTGGAGAGCCAATCGACACCCTCGATGGACGTCTTCTCGAAGTCCTCGACGAATTTCATACTCCCCTCGAAAAAGTAACTACCGTCAATCGTATGATTGGACGATTCGATTCAGGATTTACAGCAATGGCAAATGGTCATTCAGGTCCAAACCAGGAAGTCATTACCCCACTTCCCTTCTGGTTCATGAGAGGAGACCCTTCTGCAGCACTTCCAATTGATGCAATAAGTCTTGATACCGTACAAATTACCGTTCAGTTCTCGTCCGTAAACTCACTGTATGTATCAGAGCCACCACGTCTTCCACTTTCCACATCGAATAGCCCCCCTGGAACGACCCCTGAATCTGGTTCGAATGCAGTAACGTCGACCAGCAATACCTTTTACTGTAAAGATGGTATTTCCTACTATACATCCTTAACCAATACAACCTTTGAGTATACAAATGGTACAACGGTAGTATCGAGTGGTGTAAAAACACCCGCATCTCTCGATATTGTCGACTCATACATCTTACTCGAATATGTCTACTTGGATAAACCAGAAGCGAATCGCATTCGCCTCGCAAATCTCAGCTATCCTATTGTACAACATTATCCCTTCCAATACGATACAAAGGGGGCACCCACTGCTAAAATACCTCTCAGTATCCCAAATCTCACCCGAGACCTCTATTTTATGGCACATCGCCCAGAAGCAGACACCTTCAATGCTCCCTTTCTTGCAACACGTGATTTAAATTCTAGCAATTCAACGTCAAATGTATGGTGGCCTGATGCACAGGGCTTACGCACGAGACAGGCCTTACTCCCCGCATATAGCACTCTGGACTCTGAACCACTCTCTTCACTCTCACTGTCCTATGAGGGGTCTCTCGTTCGGTATGCAACAGATTATCCCCCTCTATTCCGAAGCATTCTCCCAGGAATGGAACAAAGGAAAAGTCCCTGGCATAATAAATACTACTATCACATCCCTTTCGGGACACAACATGAACAATTCGGCATTACAAATGCAATGGGTCATGCGAATCTTGATAAAGTAAGAAGAGTCGAGCTTGATCTAACGTTCAAGCCATTTCGTGGGAGTCTAAAAGCGACAGATGTCCCCCAATATTCCATTTACGTCTGGGCAGAAACGTATGCATTATTGCGTGTCTACGGAGGAAGAGCTGGTCTTCTCTTTAGTTACTAATTCCCCTTTTACAGGAAGGGGGCGACGGAAAAAACTTAAGCGACCTAGACTTTCCTTAAAATCTGGCGATAAGTTCTTCTTTCCTTCACTTGCCTTTTCAAATGACTCAACCACCTTCTGCGTCCACACACTTATGGGATCATCGGAAGGCTGATACGGCTGTACTGGACTTGGAGGAGGCTTTACCGTCTCCTCCTCCGAATCAGATGAGAAGAGTGCATCAAAGTTTACCTGCTTCTTCCCACCAAAATCAGTAATGGGTGTATACCCTTGCTGAACCCTTCTCATCTACATATAGCTAGAGAAACCCCTTAGACCAGCAGTAACCAAATGCCTTCATTTCGGTTAAAAGTTGACTGAATATCCTGATATATAGAATAGTCCACAATGAAGCTTGTGATCGTAGAATCACCTGCAAAATGTAAAAAAATCGCAGGGTTTCTTGGTCCAGGATTTAAGGTTCTCGCCACCATGGGTCATATTCGCGCTCTTGAACAAGATTTATCCGCCATAGGTCTCGATTCTGATTTTACTCTTCGCTATACCTTCATGAAGGAAAAGTCTGCTACCCTGGATGCACTGAGACAGGCAGCAAAACATGCATCGACGATCTTCCTGTGTGCGGATGATGATCGAGAAGGAGAAGCGATCGCATATTCAGTCGCATGTCTCTTACATAAGGATCCCGCATCCTTACCTCGCTCTGTCTTTCATGAAATCACTGAAAAGGCTGTAAAACATGCAATCGCAAACCCGAGGACCATTGATATGAATGTCGTCTACGCACAACAAGCACGTTCCGTTCTTGATCTAATGATCGGATTTACCATATCTCCTCTTCTATGGAAATTCGTGGCAAGAGGACTTTCTGCTGGACGGTGTCAAACGCCTGCTCTTCGCCTCGTCCACGAACGAGAGATGGCAATTGAATCCCATGTATCTACCTCTTCCTGGGTCCTTACCGCAGATCTAGGAAGTCTTAGTGGGACAATGGAAGATGAACTATCTGATGAGGAATCAGTTCTGAATTATCTGGAAAATATTTACTCTTCCAGTCAGGCAACCGTTACTTCTGTAAAAGATTCTGCCTGGTCTTCCTCTGCACCCAAGCCACTCATTACAAGTACTCTGCAACAGGAAGTATCGGCTCTCTACGGAATTAATCCAAAGGATACCATGAAGATGGCGCAAAAACTCTACGAAGGAGGACATATTACATACATGAGGACAGATTCTGCAGTTATGTCACAGGAGGCCATTCAGGCAGCACATCTATGGGTCAAAGAGAAGTATGGGGATCCCTATGTTGGATCTAGCAAACATGTGAACAATTCCCATGCACAAGAAGCGCACGAAGCAATTCGTCCAACGCATATGGAGCAAGAGACAGTTGTTGGCGAATACAGTGCGGCCGAACAAAAGGTCTATGCCTTCATTTGGAAGAGAAGTATTCAGTCAACTATGGCACCTGCAACAGGAGTCAAACGTACTGTTCGTTTCCGAGTGAATTCTGACCCTGATGCATTCTCATGGATCACAAGCAAATCAACAACACTCTTTCAAGGATGGCAGATTCTTGGAAAACAGGTGAATATTGACGGTGAGGAGTCTGAGTCAGAGGAAGCTGATTTAGATTCCATGAAGGAAGGGCAAATGATACAGTGGAAGAAGATTACTGGTGCACCAAAACAGACTACACCAGCCCCTCGGTTCACCCAAGCCACTCTGGTGCGTGAATTGGAAGGATGCGGCATTGGACGACCATCGACGTTCGCCTCACTGATCGACGTACTATTGACGAAGGAGTATGTGGAAGTCTACGATAGCCCTGGGAACACTGTAGCATACGTTGTGCACACCGTGTCGCCTCGTACATGGCCACCTGTTGCTGTGTCAAAGGAGAGAAGGGTGGGTGTCGATAAGAAGAAACTCAAACCCACGGCCTTGGGGAAGTCAGTCCTCGATCTCTGTCTCAAGGAATTCTCCTCACTCTTTGACTATTCCTTCACGTCCACCATGGAAAAACGGCTAGATTTAGTGGCTGCGGGGAAAGATTCATGGAAGAAGGTCTGTTCAGATATTTGGATGTCGTATAAGGATATTTATCTACGGTTAAAGGATTCCTCTTCTGCCCCAACGAAATCCGAGAAAGTCTGTGAATTAGGAGAAGGCTATAAGGCTGTTATGACAAAGAAGGGTGCTCCGCTACTCCTTGTGAATGGTGTATTTACTGGCTTACCTGAGGGGACAAAGATTCAGGAGTTGACCCTCGAGAGTGCAAAAGAGTTTCTTCTTCACCATGCAGCAAGTATTCGCCTTGGTACATATGATGGTGCAGACATTGTGAAAAAGAAGGGGCCGCACGGAGAATATGTGCAGTGGAAGGATATTCGAGTACCCTTACTCGCTGGGGAAACGATTGATAAGACGGTTGAACGCTTAACGAAGAAGGGTCCTGCGCCTGTTTCGGTAGGCGAGTTCGCCTTTGCCACCGGTCAATACGGACCATATATGTATAAGAAGAGCCTGCAAAAGAAGGTCTTCGTATCCATTCCTCCCGATATTCAGGTTGCAACTCTTAGTCCCCAGGCAGCAAAAGACTTGTATTCGAAAGGACTCGCCGCAAAAAAAATGAAAGGACGACGCACACCCTGAAGCGTCCCCAAATGACCAGCCCGTTTCTGACAAACTATCGCATTCCTGAGATTCCCGTGCACCGTTTCTGCCACCTTCTCGAGGGAATCTATTCCGTTCTTGAGCGGAAGTACCTTTCACAGGCCGTTGACCCCTTATATGAGATTGTTATACGAAACCACAGGAAGATGAGTCATGACGAGTATACCCAGGAAGAGAATGCCTATCAAAATCATGAAGGTCTAGCTGACGCGATTGCAGGATTTCACTACGATCTCGCAGGGTGTTTTCCTGGATGGAGTAGGAGGGGGCGATATTCTGACATTGTCAGCGATGATGGGATGAAGCTGGTGGTATGGAAAAATAAGTTTGTGGTGCAAAGGCCTGGGCAAGAGCTACTTGACTGTATTATTCAAGGGAAGGAGGTATATATGGTACAGTTTGACATTAGTCCTGATGGCATACGTCAGCTTGACATGACAGATGGATACTCTCTTCTCTCTGGTCGCTCCACCTTCCTCTACGATCTGAGAAAGACAATGTCATATATCTTCACACACCACAAGACATACAGGTCGTTGTTGAATGAGATTTCTTAGAGTGCGGTTTCGAGAGTTGATCCTACAATCGGTAGGTTATAGATGTAAATATCTGTACCTTTTTTAATATACACGTACGTGGTTCCAGTTAGACTCTTTTTCTGGTACATCAATTTCCGAACAGATATGGCCAGCCTCTCTTTGTTCGGCAATTACATCCTCTTATTTCACTCACTGCTCCTCTCGCAGAAGCGAAGCATATATACATGGTTTGAATGTGAATGGAGACGGAAGCCAAGCAAATATCCACCTATAAAAGAATGTCATCGGCGCCTGCATCACGCTCTCAGTCGCCGACCCAACCTACTACGATAACAAAGGTGGAAGGCCCACCACGCCCACCTCGTCCAAATAATGGGTGGACAAAGGAACAAGAGGAACTTATGGCAGGATGGTCAGACATTGCTGCATGTTACCGATGGATGCACGACCGATGTGAAAAACGAATGAGTGCAAATAATATGTGGATTACGGTTCCCGTCATTATCTTATCCACTCTTACAGGTTCAGCGAGTTTTGTGATGAATAGTCTTGTTGGAGATAATCCAACCGGTCAAAAGTATGCCCAAATTGGAATTGGAAGCGTGTCCATTTTTACAGGAATACTTACAACACTTGGCAATTTTTTCAGATATGCGCAGAATTCTGAATCAAATCGTGTTGCAAGTATCGCATGGGGGAAATTTCAACGGCAGATTGCGGTAGAGCTTGCCTTAAGTCCGATGGAACGCTTAGATTGCTCAGACTTTCTAGGAATTGCACGGGCTGAGTTAGATCGCTTAATCGAACAATCCCCACCCATTCCCGATGGTATTGTTGTGGAATTTGAGAAGGAATTTGAATCTGTTCCTGCACTAAAGAGACCTGATATCGCACATGGAGTTGAGCACACACCCATCTTCAAGAACACTGATAGTCGGCTGAAACAACTGGCTGTGGATGCAACAGTGTTTATGAAGCAGAAGAGGAAGGTATGGAATGAATCTATCTCTCCTGATATCAATATGAAAGTAAAAGAAGAGGTTGGTAAACATGTACCTGATCTTCTGGAGAGGATTCGTAGTTTGGAAGAGAAGCTGCAAGAGAGAGGGCGTAGCCCATTTCCCATGAGAGGAAGAACTCTTTTACGAACGAACCTTCCACTACCACACACTGGCACAGATAGTGGACCTACGGGTGTAGCGGGTCCAACAGGACCAACTGGATCAGGACCAACGGGACCAGGTCCAACAGGACCAGGAGAAACAGGACCAACTGGACCAACAGAAGTACCTAACTTCGCCCTCTCCTTCGACTCAGTTGATGATATTGTGGTAGAGATGGCTCAACCGTAACGCTAAAAAATTGACGGGCCGCCAGGCCTAAGGGAGAAGTCCAATAATGTGGTCTATGTCATCTCAGCCAACGCGCCTTTTCGGGTGGACTGCTATTCTTGCCAGGTGGAACGAGGGCGTATGTCCCCTGGCAGTGTCAACTGTTCTAGATAACCTGGGCCGTCGTCAGAGCCCCCCTGCATCTCACTTCTTCACCTATCTGAATGAGGAGCAGGATGGTCTGAAGTGGTTTATCTATGAGTGCGTAGCCTCTTCCTGGATGTGGGAGACTGGCCCTCGTCTGATCTATATTAAGGAGGCACTCGACTTGCTCGAGACAGTCGACTCGACCTTCCCCTCTTTCCCAGGTTCTCCATGCTCCTCGGTTACCGTCCGTGCCTTTCTTGAGGGGAACCTCACGAGCGACCAGCTCGCCTATATTGAGATGATGCCTCGCCTGGCGAGACTCAACACCAGCACTCGTGCATATGAGGTGGATAGGCAGACTTTGCCAGGCGTCATCAAGTTCCACATTATCCGTAACCGAGCAGGTGATGGGGCAGACGATGATCTCGTTGTGATTAAAAAGACAGGCGACGACAAGTTCTCCTATCACTATACTGATCCGCTGACAAATTCTGCGAACGGAAGGAGTCGGTTTAAGCACACTGACCTGAGTGCATGTGAGGTGATAAGTATGCTGAGCAATCTCCTGAAGCTACTTGCGTTGGACGACATGCCATATCAGTGTATTCAGGTCACCCTTCCAACAACGCCAACGGTTCTCGTGAAGATTTCCGATCTCTGCTCTAGCACCCGCGACCTCATCTATGATTCCGTTGAGATGGTCCTGAACTCTTGGCCAAGCCGTTTCTAATCTATATGTGCTAAACTGCTATACCCGGGTAAAATATAAATAGTATCAAAGCATCGAATGTCATAAGCATTTGACATATACATGATCTTTTTATGTAGAGCAGGAATATCGAGAATCTTTGGGGACATTATCTCAGTGTATGGACCTGTATCACTCAGATAAATTTCATCTGTCTCAGAAAAGAACGACCAGAGAAGTCGTGCTGTCTCTGTATCAATTGGATCTTTCAACTGATACGTATACAAAACTGAATACCTTGGAGGAGGAGACATTGGGGGAGGAGGTATCTTAGGTGGTGGAGGGGCCATTCGCGCATAGTACTCTTCCACTTCATCCATCGGGACTTCATTTATGTAACAGGTCACTTTCATTTTTATCTTCTATATAGACTGTAGATATGGGATTTTTACCTGTTTCAGGTGGACACACCATTTACTATGAAACACACGGTTCTCCCAAGAATCCACCTGTTGTCCTCTTACATGGGGGGCCAGGAGGTGGAATACAACGGCGATCAATCCCTCTCTATAAACAATTCTATGTCGTTAGCTTTGATCAACGAGGATGTGGGCAATCGACTCCCTTTGGTTCACTTGTCAACAATACCACGTGGGATCTCGTGGAAGATATAGAGGCTCTGCGAAAGCATCTGGGCATTCATCGGTGGACAGTATCTGGTGGCTCTTGGGGAACAACCCTTGGTCTGATCTATGCAGAAACATATCCCAAGGTTGTCGCAGGTCTCCTTCTGCGTTCAGTCTGTTTGATCGACTCCATGGAAAATAAATGGTTATATGAACAAGGTGGTGCAAGTGAAGTCTTTCCTAAACAATGGCAGGAGTTTGTTGGGGTTCTTCCTCAGAAACTAAGGACATCTTCCTGGAAAGAGATTATGAAGTACTACCAGAAAAAGTTACAAGGAAAGGATGCGCTCACTTACGCCCGTGCGTGGTGGGGATGGGAGCATGCTATATCGTTTTTACATCCCAGGAAAGACGATACACCAGATTCAGAGATTCTTTCGTTAGCACTTCTCGAAAATCACTATTACGTGAATAACTGTTGGATTGAAGAGGGGCAAATTCTTCGTGATGCGCATCGGTTAACCGGAATCCCAATCGTTACGGTGCACGGGCGTTATGATATGGTCTGTCCAAATAAGGGATCCTTCGATTTACAGCAAGCAGTTCCTCACACGAAAGTCTTCCTTGTTCCTGGAGGACACGCAGGGTCTGAGCCAGAAAAAGTTGCTGCACACAAACGGGCGATTGCCATACTGTACAGACTGCAGGGGGGAAAAAGACAAACGAGACGGCGTTAAGTAAAGGTATGCTTTTCAGCATCATAGTTTGCCGCACGATTCATTAAGAGCTTAACTCCCTTGTAAGAACAATAGGCTGTGTATAAATCCTCTGGCTTTGATCCACAGACTTCCGTAATAAACTGATAGTCATCGTAAACTCCCTCCTTCCGTATAATTTCCCCACGCTCTAACTGCATAGATGTATTCATAATTCGAGTGATCGACCACCCCCAATAGTCAGGCGACCTCTTTGTCTTGTAAAAGGTCAAGTAAGTGTCAATACAATCATTAATAATAGGGTGATTTGGTACACAGGCTAAGACATGGGGATTTAGAACGGTGTAGTCAGAGAGACAGGTGGCAAAGGTAGCAGCGGGCTCGAGAAAGCTGTCGACGGGCACGAGAGGCTCAATATCTGCATCGACATAAATACCTCCCTCTTTAAGAAGCACACAGAGTCTCCAGAAATCTGATTTAATCGGTGGATAAGGAATAGAATCAAACACATCCAAATAGATAGGAGGATAGTTTTGCTGTAAAAAGCTTCTACATTCAGCATCCCCAGACGAGTGAACCTCGTAGCCTGGATTCAGGGTACGCCATTTATGGGCTGACTGCTGTTCAACAAGTTCCTTTGTTGAGTGACAGATATAAATAACCTTTGGTATTTGTGACATTCTTTTTATGTATAGAGGAGTGAATTTAAGCCTGAGGTCACACTATATCTTTGGTTTCTTATCGTTCAATTCAAACAGTGTTATAACTTCTGGATATGCCTCGAGAAGCTCCTTATCAAATCCTCTCTCCCAAGGTTGATGGCAGCCGAAGGACTGGGGGTAAAATACTTCTTCAACAGAAAAACGTTTGGCCTGTTCCATTGTAGGACGATGCAGATCAACAAGAATATTATTACAGAAGTATATATCCTCAGGTTCTCCAGAATAGGTTACCGTGTCCATAATCTCTAACATCTTAGATTTCTTTCGCAAGCTAAGTCCGCCATTTCCAACCCCACCGTACCTATCATTGTTCCACGGTGCACCTACATAATCATAGTTGAAAAACTCGTTTAGATTATCCTTATAGCGTGGAAATACCATAGTGTCTGTCTGGAACAATAAGATGTAGTCTGTCTGAATTTCGCGATAGAGTTGGTAATTTGTCGATACATATCTATTATATTCTGTCCATCTCATTGTATCAATTCCCATACAGACTATACGGATCCTATGTTTATAGTCGGCCAAGGGACCGTCTAGCAAATCTTCACAGAATCCCTTATTTATATTCCCGCAGAAGATAAGGAAGGGTGCATCCAACGTGCTAAGAAAGTTACGCAAAACAAATTCAAGTGCCTTGTGTTTACGTGTTTCAATTAGGACAGCTGTATAGGACTTACATAGGCTTGTTTCTCTTCCAGCAGCGCATATATCGTACGCCATTCTATAGTGTATCAGCTCCACTGGTTTAAATACAACAGTTATAGATGATTATATGAGCTTAATTGAACTAGTAGATAATACAAGAACAGATAAGAATACAACGCATTCTTATTTAGACTTGTATGAAGAATTATTCTGTAAAAAGAAGAATACTGCAAAACATGTTCTCGAGGTTGGAATTGGCGATGGGAATCAAGGAATTAGTGACGGTGGGAGTATTAAACTGTGGAGAGATTACTTTACATATGCTACAATATATACATTAGATATTAAACATATTGACTTAGTATGGGATGGAATTAAGAATGATGAACGAATTATATTATACACCTCGACAGATGCATACAACGAAGATTTTGTTCGCGCAACGTTTTCCCTGAAAAAATTCGATGTCATGCTTGACGATGGTCCTCATACACTTGATTCTATGAAATTATTTATAAAATTATATACCCCCTTAATGGCAGATGATGGTATATTAATCATTGAAGATATTCAACATATGTCATGGATAGATATATTAATTCGTGAAGTACCTGATACGTTAAAAGAGTATATCCACTACTATGATCTACGATTCAATAAAAGTAGATTTGACGATATTGTCTTTACAATTAATAAGAGTATTCCTCCTAGACGCTAATGGCGCATTCACACCACCTAAACTATTTCTTCATAGAAGAGATATGTCTCGTGAAACAATTACTGTCGACCACCATCCAAATTCCTTAGAACGATTTGAGAATAAAGGTAATATTCTTAAGATTCTCGGTAAGGGGCGCATGAAAACACCTGGTCATCCTGCTGGAAATCAACAATATTCTTCTCAAATCCCCTTTCTCCGTGCAGCAATGATACAACGTAGCTTCCCTGTATACCATCGAGTCTATTCTGTGTCGACCTTTATGGGAGAATATACCCTTGTGAGTATGAAAAAAATGCAAACGTTCGAAGGCTTTACCTATTTCTTCTTTACGCTACATCGTAAATCAATAGAAGAATATAATGAGAATCCTAGTTAAACGATAACACTTCTGCCCGTCCTTTCCCATCGGTAAGAAAGGACCCCCATCCATCAACAAATACCCGTAACTCTGTGGCACCACCTGCCAGAGTCATGTATAACGTAGGTCTATC